GACAACAAAAACCACCAAACCCCCCTCTGCCCAGCGGAAACTATATATCCCAGTTTTACAAACCCGCTGGTCAGAGGGGTTTTTATTTTTCTGGTTACAGGGAAATCTTGCTCGACACAACCGGCCCACCTGCAAGGTTCCAACCGCGGAAGCCAGCCTCGGCCCTCAAACGACCCCAAAAACGCTCAGATCGGCCTCAAAACCGCGATTTCCCTGGCCCGAGAGCCTTGAAAGCCAGGTCTCGCCCCTCCCAAAACCGCCTCCAGCGGAAGCCATATAGCGTTTCCGCAGGTCAGAGTCTCCAGTTCTTTTCCTCGCGCGCGGTTCCTTATATAGATCATAAAAGTCTTGTTAGGTTAGCCTTGCCTAAGTCAACCCTCCTCCTCGGCCCCGGAATCCACCCGAGCGGATGCCATGAACTCAGCGGACGCACGAGACGGCACCTGAAAGCTTCTGTGACGGCCTGAAAACCCCCCATAGGCCACCGATACCCGAAGGCTATATGTTCTCAAGCGAGAGGGGCCTTACAGCTCGATTTAGAAGGGGTCACCTATCACCGATGACTCAGCTGATAAAAGAGCCCTCTTCGAGTGCCCGATTGTGTGGTTTTAAAGTTCAACGCATTGAACTTTTAAGTTCATGCAAAAGATTATCACGTTTGAAGCCGCCTCTGACCTGCGGCGCAAGGTCAATTTCTACCCCCGATTGCTTGAACGCAAAAAAACCGAAGTCGGTGTGACATGTACCACATAAGAAAATACCCTGTCTAATCCTAAGAAAATCCTTAGAAAACACATACAGAATGCTGATCGAAAGTTTGTTCGAGAGTGCGACCTGGGAAAATAGAATTAGTGGGTTCGAATCAACTAATTCCCTAAGGGGTGTTCTAATTTTTAAATCGCTCTGACCAGCACAAATAGAAATTGAACACCGATTTTCTACTAGTTATCAAACCTGATAAGGTGAACCACCCCTTCTATTTACCCCCGAAATTTCGATTTAAGTTCACTATGGTCAGAGGGTAAAAAGCAAACCTGCAGCAATTTGAACACCGTTCTATAACGAAATGATAAAGACCGAAATCGGATGTGCTACCACTACTTTGAAGATGGACTTAAGCCGCAGGTCAAACCCCTCGGCTCAAAACAAAACCGCAGGTCGGCTCTATTCGAACACTCACTCACGTCCTTTCTGACGGCCTAACTCATAGCTCCGAGGGGTAAACCGGCCCAGAAGGGGGCCAAATCGCTCAGAGGGGCTCACAGAGGCCGATTTTGCGAATTGCATTAAAACGCAACTTATCGAGAATGATTTTCATTTAGTTTCGTCACTATTTTCGTCACAGCCTATTAATAGACACATCTGCTACCTGTCGAGCTATAGGTTGTCTGACGTGTGACGAAGAACACATTGACTCTTAGAGGGGGCGTGTGATACGGCCAGCAGAAAAGAGCGGACGCCTTGACAATCCTCGACGGATTAGATACGGTTTAAACGACTCAGAAAGGAGTTTTGACACATGTTGTGTTACATCGAGAACGCCAGTAAAGAGGTGTCGGTCAAGGAGGGGGACGTTTTCCTCTTCACTCCGCCGCAATCCGAGCGGGAAACCATCGACCAAATCATCAAAGTCGTTGAGCTCATTCAATCAATGAATCCCAACGACTTGGTTCCTCTTGAGGAGCGGGTTGCGAAGTGGATGAGCCCTGGTCTTTCACTGGAGGAGGCCACCATCCGCATGGAGGTCAAGGACCACATGCCAGTGACGGAGGTGAAAAATACCGCTTTTATTGCTAGCTGGAAGGAAATCCCGGACAGCAGGTTCACCCTCAACAAGCCGTCAGCAAACAGTCGAATCGGGTCGGACACGATCACCACCAATTCGGCGCTATCCACCCTCGAAGTCCTTGAAGCGCGGGCTCGTTCCCTGGCAGACCGCCTACTGGACGGCCGCATCCTGGCGGGGGACTACCGAGACAGTAACGAGGCTGTCGTAACCCTGCCGAAAAACAAGGACCACCGCGTCGGACTGAGGCAGTTGGATGTGGTTGTTCGCCTCATGGCTTCCCAACTGGACGAGGTTTTGTGTGAAATCAAAGACTTTGTGTATCAGGGAACATTCGCGTCCAGGAAGCAAAGCTTCACTCTTTCCAACTGCGTGGCTAAGGCAGCGAAGCAGGCGGGGGTTGACGGTCTCATTCGCTCCTATGATGTGAAATCCGTGGACATTCAGTTTCCCGACCGGTCCTCCTCGATTTCCTTCACTAAAGCCCTGGACGATGTTTCCTACGGATCGTTGAAAATCGTTGCTTTGACCCGCTGTGTGCTTCGGGTTGAAAGCCTAACCGCCGCGGAAGCAGTGAAGCTTTTCGAGAAGGAAGAGGAGGTTGCAAAATGAGCGCTAAAGAACAGGTAACCGAAATCCTCGACGACCGCCACAGCCAGTATGGCGAGGCCAGCGACACTCTGCAGTTGATCGCCGACTACTGGAACGCGTTCCTACACGGCATCAACGGTCATTCCCAAGACTACAAAACCTCGCGGGTTCAGTTGACGCCAGAGCAGGTGGCGCAAATGATGGTGTTGTTTAAGGTGGCACGCGCACAGCGCGGACGCTGGGCCGAACATGGCGACCCTACAGACGACATGCTGGACACCATTGGCTACGCCACCCTCGCTGTTGACGTACTGGCAAGAGAAGCGGCTTGTAAACCAATCCTTAGACAGGATCGACTAAGCTTCGCAAAAACGGCTCTTGTTGATAGTCTTCGGTCTCTAGACAAAGAGAAGAATATATCCCAAGACGCTGCCGACGACATAGAGGGCATGGTTCTAAGTGGTTCCTCTGGAGAAGAGCTTTCGGAGGCGGTCGAGCAGTGGTCCGACCGCGGGCTCATCTCTATAACGGCTTCTCTTGTTCTTCTTGACGGCATCCAGCAGATCACTGAAGCCGAGAAGCTGTCATAAGGAGTTAATTGATGCGATTTCACAACGCAACGCAGATTGGAATTAGGCGAGCCATCCGCGGAGTACTCGACTTGAGTAAGTACGAGGTAGACGACAGGGTAAGAGCTGTCATCTGGGATTCTGTGATGTTCGACTCTTTCGACGAAATGGAGCCGAAAATCAAGGGTTTCCTGGCTACAGGAGAAATCAGCGATGAAGTTTTTTGGCGTCTAGCCCCGCTCGTCATGAAGGGGCAGATGCTGGTTGAGGAGGGATTTGAATGACCACGGCTTTTGATCCGTTGCAGGTCACAGACGAACAACTGAAGAAACTCGACCGGGAAGAACTCGAAGCGGTTGTCCGGGTTACTGAAACCCAGGCGGCAGCCCTGGATAAGGAACTTGGTGAGTGGTTCTTCAAACCGGAAGAGCTTGAGGAGCCGGAAGAGGTTCAAGGCGGCTCGCCGAAAGGGGTTTTCTTCGCCACGCTTGACTACGAGGAGAAAAACTGGAAAGATGACCTAGCGAAGGCCAGGAAATGCCCGGAAGCTCGGCAACGGCAAGCCGAAATCGGACGCCTGCTCGCGCTGCGGGGAACAGCTGTTGTGACGCTTGTTCGCCTGGCCGATGAAGAATACGACCTTATTGAGAAGTCAAGAAAGGACTAAGGCGATGAGCCTGGAGGAAATCACACGGGGTGTGCACGCCCAAATCAAAGCGGAGACCGGAGAGGATAAACTCGCGGTCGCCCTCATTGTCATGACGCAGGGCGATGAACCAGATTCGGACAGCCTTGCCGCTCACTCTGTTGGATTTGAGGACCAGATTGGTCTCGGATCGACCTTGGCGATCATTGGTCAGCAGATGCTGCAGGCTCAGGGGCTTGGTGATATTGACCCGAATCGAATCATCGACGCCTCGGACGACGAAGTGCTTGCTGAGTTCATTGAAGGAGAAGGAAATGCCTAAAGTAACCCTGATCGCCAGCACCGGTTTATCTTCGGTTTTCCGGGAACTCCTGCAGAAGAAGATGCCAGCGGTTGGAGGCGAAACCCAGGCGGCCTCACTAATTGAGTTCGCGGGACGCAACTGCTATCAGAGCTTCCATCGGCCCAACGAGGCAACCAACACGCCAGAAAAGTACATCCACTCCACGGTGCACGACAAGAAGCACTACAGTATCCTGGAGCACGCGTCCGCGTCGTTCCTGTTGGAGGGTGTTACCCGCGCGTTCCTGGCGGAGATCACCCGGCACCGCCACCTGTCGTTTTCTGTGGAATCACAGCGGTTCGTGGACTCCGAGAATGCCGAGTTTGTTTTGCCGCCTGCCCTAGAGGTTCTGACTGACGAGGAGCTGGTTGAGACAGGTATTTTCGAAGTGGAAGCCGAGATTCGTGAAGCCTACCGTCGCACTAAGGAAGCTCTGGAGCGGAAGGGTGTAACCGGCAAGAAAGCCAAGGAAGCTGCCCGCTCGATCCTGCCTAACTCGACCTCAGTGTCGATGGTTGTTTCCGGTAACTTCCGCGCCTGGCTAGAAGTGCTGACGCGCCGCACCCAGCCGGACGTCGACGCGGAATTCCAGGCGGTGGCGCGCGGTATTCTCCTCCGCCTGAACGAAGTTTGCCCGGAGGTTTTCGGCGAGTTAGCTGAAAAAGTCATGACGGAGACCCACCCAGACGAGGTCAACATGACCGAGCTCATGAACATGCGCCACAACGACAAGAAGGCCATTCTTATGTGGCTTGGGGACCCTAGTAGGTGGGTTTTCGGTCGAAGCAAGGAGGCCGAATCATTCGGCAAACCGACCATCACAATCAAGAACAGGCTCTATCATCCGGTGACAGAGGAGAAGGGAGCCAAGGCGCTTAAGAGGGTCCTGCACGCGGACACTGTTCTGGTTGCAGTGAGCCTCACGGACCCGGAGAAGGCAGAGCATGTTGTCACCGTCATTACCGACGACGGACCTGTTGCAGTCAACAAGAAGCTTTCCAAGTTCCTTGGCGTCGAGCATTCCTCTGCGTCCTCCGGCGAAAAAGACTCTCCTGAGCCCGCCTTGCCTAACGAGAAGGAAGGAAGACGAGGCCCAGACCTCACGAGCGCGGTTCGTGCTGTGGAACGGTGGAATACCCAGGCTGGTCAACTCGACCCCTACAACCTAAAATGGGATGAACTCCCACACTGCCGCCAGGCCGTGGATTTCCTGCGTGAGGAAGTCAACGAGGTTGAGCTGGCCGCGATGAGCCTGGAGGATGACCGGGTTGAACTCCTCGACGGCATCGCCGATGTGCTATTCACTCTTTTCGGGCTGGCCGCCAAGGCCGGTCTCACCGACAAGGTGGAGCCAGCGTTTTGGGAGATTGTACGCAGCAACCAGACCAAACTCATCGACAACAAGGTTCTCCCTGGTGGGAAAGTCGGCAAAGGCCCCCACTATGAGCCACCGAACCTAGCGCAGTTCTTCCCCGAGGGCTGGTAATTCCCACTCCTAGATAGAATGGATGTAACCACTATCTAGGAGTTTTTCTATGGCCAAAGCAGGACGAAAATCACGACGACTGACCACCCGCACAAAAGGCAACGGCCTCGGCGGCGGCAAGTGGGGGCATAATTTCGAGCCGAAAAACGCGGTTGCTCGCGCGCAGAAGAAAAAGACCTGGGGGCAGAAAGGCGGACAGAAGAAATCTTCTTCCGCCAAGACCGGGTCTCGAGCCAAGAAGCGCTAAATGCGGTTTTGTTCGTGGTTTACTGAGGAGCCCCGGTATCGGGCCTGCACTAACGCAGCCCTGCCGGGGAAATCACGCTGCGCGGAACATCAGGTTAAGCGTCGACAAGGTGATTTCACAGCGGCCATTCGACGGCAGGTGATCGACCTGTATGGCGGTCGTTGTGCTGTGTGCGGGGAGCCTGGTACCGAGGTCGACCATGTTGTTGAGCTGGCGGAATTCCAGCCGCACGAGCGCTGGCAGGCAAACCTAATCAGTAACCTGCAGCTTTTGTGTTTCATGCATCATTCCGCCAAAACCCGCGAATACAATTCCGCAGCTGATGACCCAAATGATTTTCACCGGTCGGCCCGCAGCCGGAAGCGCTCGCGGATGCGCAGGGGTGGTTTCGGGGTTTAGATGGAAATTATTGTGCCGCAGCTTGAGACGCTGCCGGACGGCACCCTGGACATTTGGCCGTCGCTTGGACCGCAGATTATCGAGTTCCTGGAGGACAGGTTTGTCTACGGCCCAGGTCCACTCAAGGGTGAGCCGTACAAGGTTCGTGACGACTTCCGCTACCTGTTGATGCGCGCTTACGAGCATTTTCCCGACGGTTACCACCTGAAGTTCGGGGACATCGACATGGACATGTCCGGTCGCCGCCACTTCACAGAGGTCAATGTCTCCCTTCCTAAGGGTGCCGCCAAGACCGAGTTCATGGCGCTGATTGCGTTGGTGGAACTACACCCGGACGCGCCGATCCGTTTCAACGGCTACGATCCGAAAGCACCCGGCGGACTCGCGCCTGGCCGATCCGTCGTGTCGCCGTACATTCCCATGTTGGCGCCGACAAAGGACATGTTGGACGACCTGGCCTACGGTGCGGCGAAAGAAATCGCCAACCTCATTGACGATGCTGGTCTGTTTGACGTAACAAACGAGCGGATTCAAATCCAAGGCGAAGCGGACTCGCGTATCCTTCCTGTCGCACCCAACCCGAACGCGCTGGACGGTAAGAAGCCGACTTTTCAGTGCATTGACGAGCCGCACCGTCTGTATGAGGACCGGCACCGCAAGTCGTATGCCACGATGAAAAACAACCTGCCGAAGCGTAAAATGGACGACGCTTGGCAGTTGACTTGTACCACCGCCGGTGACCCAGCCGAGCCGTCTATTGCGCGTGACCAGTACCAGCAGGGCCTGCGCATGGCCGCCGGTAAGGTTAAATCGGATGAGGCCCGCACGTTCTTTTACCACCGGCAAACCAGCGATGCGAACGCCAAGTTCGACACGATGGGGGACCGACTGCGCGCGCTGAAGGAGGCGTCTGGCGAGGAGGTCTTCGGCTTCCGCGACCCCATCCCGACAGCCGCCATGTGGGACGAGGCGGGTGCCGACCGCTCCTACCTGGAGCGCGTGTGGTGCAACCGTTGGGTTCAGTCCGCGCAGACAGCCTTCGACGTGCAGAAGTTCCGGGCCCTCGGTGACCCGACTCTACGCATCCAACCCGGCAGCCAAGTTGTGGTTGGTTTCGACGGCGCACGCCGTGAAGACTCCACCGCGATTGTGGTAACCGAAATAGACACGGGAATTCAAGTTCTGGCCGGTCTATGGGAGCGACCTGATGAGGAGGACTTGGATGGCCAAGGCTGGGAGGTGCCGGTTTCCGAGGTGGACGAGGTGATGACCTCGATTTTCGAGGACTACCGCGTCGAGTTCGCGTTCTGCGACCCTCCGTACTGGCAGGAGCAAATCTCCATCTGGGCTGGACGTTGGGAGGGCCGGGTTATTTCGTGGTACACCAAAAACATCAACCCCATGTACTACGCGCTCCGGGCCTACAACGAGGCCATCGAATCCGGTGACCTTGCTCATAACGGCGACTCGGACTTAGTGAGGCATGTCGGAAACGCCGGTAAAAACATGCTTTCGCAGTATGACGACGAGGGCCTGCAAAAGTACCGGCTTGTTAAACTAAACAAGAAACGAAAATACGACGCCGCAATGGCCGCGGTTCTCAGCTGGGCCGCGCGGATGCACGCACTGGCGAAGGGTGCGGAGCAGAAGGAAGACCCTGGGGAGTTCTACGACGCCCCGCAACGACTTAGGTAGGAGCGCCATTGTTTGCGATTAAACCCGGCGACGACATTGAAAACACAGACGATGTAACCCACCCGGACTACTACGCCTATTCGCTACTCAATGAGATTAAGCAGCGCTGGGATTTCATTGAGCAGGCGGAGTCCTATATGTCCGGCGACCCCGTTGGCACTGAGTACGAACCGGAGGAAGAAAAGCAGTTCGAGGGATTACAAGAGCTGCGTGAAATCAGCCAAACCAACTGGGCTAAGCTGATTGTTTCCGCCACCACGGACCGCCTCGGTATTCTTGGCTTCCGCTCTGCGCTGTCTTCCGGGGAGACCGGCGACGAGGTTGTTGAACGCCTGTTCGAGCGGGATGCGATGGGGATTAAGGCCCAGGAGGCCATGACCCTGGCCTGCGCGTACCGCAGCGCCTACCTTTACGTTGACCCTGGCTCAAAGCGCCAGAAAGTTCTGCCGCCGTCGAACGCAGCCGTCATGACTGATGTTTTCGGCGAGCCTGTCGCCGCCGTAGTACTCCTGCGCGACCGCGTGCTGTCGCGAGACGTGCTTAACTTGTTCGTGCGTGAAACCGACGAGGACACCGGTGAGGCTACCGGTCGCTGCCACATGTTCATGGCGACACGTGAGTTTGACGACAAACAGCAGCAGTCGCAGGTGGCGCGCGGTTTCTCGCTGCGCCTTACCCAATATGATTCTGAGGTTCCTTTCAACCGGTACGGCGTCATGCAGGACTGGGTGTGGTGGAAGGAACGCATTGTCGACCAAGAGCGAGTGCCGGTGACGGCCATCACCAACAAGGATGGCAAAAACGAGTTCGAGGATCATTTTTCGATCATCGACCGCATCAACCACATGACCCTGCAGCGCACGGTTATTGCCACCATGCAAGCGTTCCGCCAGCGCGGAGTTAAGGGTAATTTCCGGCGCCGCGACGAGTTCGGCCAGGAGATCGACTACTCCGACATGTTTGAGGCCAGCCCTGCCGCACTGTGGATGCTGCCGGAGGGGGCCGAGATTTGGGAATCCTCGCCGACGAGTTTCCAGGAGATTCTGAACTCAGTGTCCAAGGACATTCAGGATTTGGCGTCGGTGACCTATACGCCAATGTCGTACTTTTCCGACAGCCTCAACCAGTCCGCGCAGGGTGCCAACGCGCAGAAGGAAAACAGTATCGCCAAGGTCGAGGACCGACGTCGCCGCTTCGGGGCCGCGTGGAAACGCCATATTTCGATCCTCTTGGGGGTCAACGGCGAAAAGGACCGCGCCGAGGAGGACTCCTTGGAGGTCATTTGGGGGCCGATCCAAACCTACACCCTGGCTGAGAAGACTGCCGCAGTCACCTCCCTTGTTGGTGCAGGCGTCTCCCTGCGCACGGCGCTACGTGAGGGTGCGTTCATGACACCAAGCGAGATTCGCCGCGCAGAGAACGAGCGGATTGAGGAGATGCTGTCGCAAACCCTTACCTCCGCCATTGGTACCATGACCCCGCTGGCCAAGGCTAAAGCAACCCAGGCAACCAACCTAACCCCGGCCAAGTCGGAGTCACAGAAGCAACAAGACCAACTGGCCGGTAAAGCTGAGGCGGGTGCTGAGTAATGCCGGTAACAGCACAAACCCTGCCCCCGGCCCGTTCTATCTACGACTATCCGATCACCATCCCTGGCCAAGAATTAACCCCTGCGCAGGTCGAGCAGGCCAACATCGCCAAAATTGCCGGGATCGTGACTGCTGTCGCGGCAGGCAAGAAGGCTCTCACTGACGCCGTCACCATGCAGGTTGTGGCGCTCCTGCGCGCCGCGGACTTTACGACCGACGCGGGAGTGAAATTGTTCGCTCGGCAGGCCGCCACCATTGTGCGAATGGGTATCCGGCAGTCGCAGATTGTGACGTGGGCCGGGGTTCGTGAGCGCTCTGCCATCATGGGTGTTCCACTGCCCGGCTCCGTACCGGATGAGAGCGAGTATCCCCCGGAGGTAAGGTCCACCCGAGGAAGCAGCCTCGAAGATGCCTACGAGCGGCTGGCCAACGAATACAAGAAGAACCGCGAACTGAAACCAGACTCCGCGCCGATCAAAACCCTTGTCGAGGAGTTCGAGACACAAGGATTACTGCCGATTGCTCGACCAGAGCGGATTTCCGAGGACGCGGTTGAACCTGATGGGAATTATGATGAAACGTGGAAGAAAGCCTTCGCCAAAGCAGAGCAAGAAGCCCGCAAAACAGAGGGCCGAGAAAACCCAAAAAGACCGCGCACGTCGACGCCAGTTAAGGTTGCTCCGCGAGGCGGAGCGGCCCTTGGCACCGTGGAGCCAGCCGTGGATGAGCCCGCTGGCGGAGGGCGGGATGTCGATGAAAATGTTCGGGGAACCGATAAGGATACCTCCGGGGCTAGGCCAGTAGAGGAGCCCCAGGCGCTGGTCACCCTCACCCCAGCGGAGGTAGATCGGGTGATCGAGCGCTACGCCGAGCAGAAAGTGGAGGAGCGCGCAGAGCGCATGGTGTCGCACGACATCCAGTCCGCGTCACGCAACACACACCACGTAGCAATGGACAAGCTACCAAAGTCGAAGGTGGTGGGCTACCGTCGTATTGTGCACCCAGAGCTGTCCGAGTCCGGCCAGTCGTGCGGCCTGTGTATTGTCGCCAGCACTAATATGTACTCGCATGGCGACCTGATGCCGATCCATAATCTCTGTAACTGTGAGGTAGCGGAGGTTTACAAGGTCGGAGACCAGCTTTTCGATCCTGGTAATCTAATCAATATGGAAGACCTGGAGGTTTTCTACAACGAGGCAGCAGGCTCCACACGTGGGTTCGATCTGAAGCGGAGCCGGTACAAGGTCATTGACCACCCAGAGTATGGCCGTTCGCTTGTCAACGTTAATGAGAAAGCCTCTCTGGAAGCTATCGAATTTGGACCATAGGAGACGTGAAAATGGCCAACCAATCATCCCTTGACAAGCTCGTGTCGCTTTTGGCGGCAGCAATCAAGGAAGACACCAAAGAGGAAGCCGCTACAGCCCCAGCTCAGGCTACAGCGCACGCAGAAGAAGCCTCGAAGGAAGAGATTCAGGCGACTCCCGCCCCCTCTACACCGGCTCCGATCTCTGCCTCGACGCCGGAAACCCCGACCAAGACGATTGAAAATCCAGCGGCCCCAGAGCCTGCTGAAGAAGGTAAAGACGACGAGGCGGCGAAAGCCCTCGCGGAAGCCGAGGAAAAGCTCCGCAAGGAACGTCAGAAGTTGGCTCGTGAGCAGGTTAAACACAGTTTTGCTTCCGCTGGGCTTGACAAAGACACCTTTGAGGCTGTAGGGGATTTTCTTGACTGGGGTAAAATCACGAGTGAAGAGGGCGACCTATCCGAAGAGACGATCGAAAAGCTAATCCTGGCTTTCAAAGCCGTGGCAACCAAGACGCCTCCGAAGAAGAGTAAGCCCGCCAGCACGTCGGCCCCGAGCGGGATCGGCAAGTACCTACCATCATAGGAGCATATTTTGGCGACTATCCCCTCCCGTAAAGGGTTGCGTGTAGACCCTAAACTACCGTCAATTGAGGATCGTCGATGGATGGGGAACATTGACACTGTCAACAACTCCCTCAACGGACGCATCCTGATTGACGAAGACCTGAAGAAAGACGGCCCCCACAAGGTGGGCCGCTGGATCAAGTCCGGCATCCCCGTGTACAAGGACGGCGACAACTACAAGCTTTTCACTGACACCGCCAAGGGTGCTGGTAAAAAGGTCGACGGCTTTGTTATTTCCCCCGGCGAGACCCGCGACTTGCAGAGCGAAGAGTTCTTTAACCACTACTACTCCGGTGTCGTTGTCTCTGGTATCGTCTACGCGATCTACCTCCCGATCAAGGTCACAGAAGCCGACCTTGCAGTCAACAGCAACATCACCCTGGTTAAAGGAAACGAGGCTTAAATGATTCGTGATCTCAAAGAAGTAACACGCGACGCGCTCACCCCCGAGCGCCTAACCACCATCGCGCGTACCGAGCACGCCCTGTACGAAACCAAAGAAGCGGAACTCGCTGCCCTGCTGCCTTCCGAGTTCACCCAAGACCTTGAGTTTGAGGTCGACTACGGTGAGCCGGACGAGTTGGTCATTGCGGATTTCCGTACGTTCGACGGTAACCTGACGTCCGCCACTAAGGGTGGCCGCCAGACCGCACGCGGCGAGATCCAGCCCCTGGGTCGCAACTACGTCCTTGACGAAAAGACTCTCCTCAAGGCACAGCGCGACACCACTGACGCTCTAAACGCCAAGGCGGAGAACCTTGTACGTGAAGCCACCCGCGCTATCGCTGCGACAATGGATGTGCTGCGTGGCCAGGCAATCGCCGACGGCAAGATTCAGCTGCAGATGCTGAACGCGGGCACCGAGGAAATCGACTTCGGTCGTAAAGCCGAGTTCACTACCACGGCTCCGAAGCTGTGGTCGGATGACACCTCCGATCCACTGGAGTACATGGCTTCCTTGGTTGATCTCTACCGCGAGGAAAACCGCAAAAAGCCTGAGCTGGTGTGGATTCCTGAAGGCGTTGCTCGCAAGCTGATGCGCCACCCTGTGGTCATAAAGCAGGCCAAGTACAACCAGAACCAGTTTGTGGTTGCCCTCACCGACGCTTCGATGGGTCGCATCAACGAATCCACCCTTGCTGCCACAATGGCAAGCATGTTCGACCTCCCTGAGGTTCGCATCACCCCTGTCCGCAAGTATCGCCAAAACAACCTGAGCAACGGCCAGGTTGAGGTGAAGAATCTTCTTCCCCTGGACAGCATCATCTTCACCAGCAAGGAAGGCAAAGCCGACACTCCCGGCTCCTCTGCGCTGGGTAAGACCTTGTGGGGCCAGACCATGTCCTCCCAGATGAGCGGATTCACTCACTACTCTGGTGGCTTCGAACACGAGGGCGATCTGCCGGGCATTGTCGCTGGCGTCATTGAGCGCGGCAACTGGAAGAACCTGGAGATTCAGGCCGACGCGATTGCGTTGCCTGTGGTCTTCCGTCCGAACCTCACCCTCAAAGCCAAGGTGATCTAATTGGCGAAAACCCTCCTGCACAACACGGTGGTCCGCCAGGCCAGCGCGGTGGGCGAACTAGTGTGCCTCATGGCGGGCACGGATGCCCCCGACTGGGCCGTTCCGATGCTGGGTGACCACCTGTTTACAGAGACCCCAGAGCGCGAGCCTGTTGTAGCCCAGACTGGCCCAGCGGACCTGCCCCAGGGCACCCCTGAGCCGGAGGCACAGCCGGAGGCTGAACTGGAAGTTCCGAAGCGCAACGCCGCTAAAGCAACGTGGAAGAACTTCGCGGAATCCAAGGGTCTCGTCATCCCGGCCAGCATGAGCCGCGACGAAATCATCGAAGAAGTAATCGAATCCATCCCTGAGTTGGCCAGCCAGCTTGGTGCGGATGAGTCTGAGGAAGGCTAGTTAATTGGCGTTTACCTATGTCCCTGCCGAGCGGGTGGCGTTGTTCGTGACCAAAGGCACGGTCGAGGGTAAACGCCTAGCCCAACTTCAGGCGTATCTGGAGATGATTTCCGCCTGGCTTTCTGGTCGCTTCCCGACGCTGAAGCCAGCTTTTGACGCCTCGCCGGAGGATGCTCCGCTGCGACTATTCGTCGAGGCAGCGGTAACCAACGCCGCGCGCAAAATCGCGCAAAACCCGGACGGTTTCTCATCCGAAACAATGGGGCCGTTCGCCTATAGTCGCTACGACAGTGAAGACCCCGGTAAAGCCTGGTTCAGTCGGGAAGAACTAGAGCAGATTGCTCTGCTGCTACAGGGCTACAACAAGACTAAAACCTTGTCGGCCCGCATGAAAACCCCCTACGCACGGGTGGCTAAACCCCGACGCGGATGGAGGGGGTACCGATGAGCTCTATTGCTTTCAGGGCTGGTTTCTCCGGTGACGTCGAAATCTGGCGGCGCAAACGAAACCAGTTTCAGGACTACGACCAGGATGATTTCGGCGACCAGGAGTACGTCGCCGGTGCCCTGGCGGGTTCCGAGTTCCACCACAAGATTTACGGAGCCGTGGTGGCGCCGCGTACAACTCAAGATTTGACAACGACGCAGGCCAACAACCGCGGAACCTACGACGGTAAAACCATGTACTGCGATCCAACCGACGACATTCGCACGGATGACCTAGTTGTTTTCACCGCATACGACGGGTCGCAGCAGGTTTACATTGTCGAGGGTGAAGCGCACAACGACTATGTGTCGCCGTGGACGCACGTTGTTGGCGGTAAAGAAGTGTTTCTGGCGAGGGTGGAGGTGAAGCATGTCGACTACACCTAGGTATGACGTAACCAAAATCAACGACTCCTTCAACCAGAAGCGCCTAGACAGGCAAGCCTCCGGTCGGCGTACAGGTGTTCTGTACTTCTCCGACTTCTACGGCATGGGGCAGTTGCTGTTGAACAGTCCGGCCCTCCGTGCGGAATTGTTCCGTAAAGCATGGGCCACGAAGAAAGCCCTGAAGAAAGCAATAGGTGAGCGTCACGACGGAGAGCGGGACCAGCGGCTGCGGGACACCCTGCGGGTGCGCAAGGTCATCCCTGGTGGCATCCAGGTTGACCGTGCCACGTTTGAGATTTACTCGACAAACCCGGAGCGTTTCTGGCCAGCGCTCATTGCCAAGGAGAAGCGAGCCAAAGCGCTGAGTAAAGCCATGAGGGAGGTGGAGGCTGTTGGATGACTACACCATGCCCGACTGGGAACGCATTGTGGCGGCCATACTGGAAGACCTGGTTGGCCCGAAACAGATCGGCACCTCAAGGGAAAAAGCTTTCGACCGCTTCGAGAACATGACCACCGCGAAGCGTCGCTACAAAATTAAAGACTTCGACTACATCCTTCTCCATCGGGACGCAGGCTACCTGACGGACTCCTTCACCGACATCTCCAGCGTTGAGCTGTCGTTCATTGCGAAGGACCGGGCCAGGGCCATGTGGCTTGCTGGGGAGGCGACAAAAAGAATACTTGCCGCGCCGAGGCATAGTTGGGCTGGGTTCTACGTGGACAACGCTCGCGAAATCTCCGGCGCTGAGCAGCAAGCCACTCGCCTCGATGATGATTTCGAGGTGGAGAAGGCTTTTGAACTCCATGCCCGTGTTCGCTGGGCATAACTAGTACTAGGAGGAGCCAAGTATGGCAACTTTTAAGCTGACACTGCCTGCAGGCAGCCTGTCAGGTTCTTTCATCCTTAATGTTGGTGGCACAGCTACCGGCGCCATTTCGGCTCCGGGTTCCGCCAGCACAATCCAGGCTGCGATCCGTGCCGTCTCCGGCGAGGACGAGGCCACTGTTCGTGGCAGCACCGGTGGTCCATTCATCATTGTGGTGAAGGCCGCAACTCTTACCGTTGACGACGCCAACGTCCAAGGTAAGGCTTCTGGCGAAAACTACAAGGTTGAGGACATCACCCAGACCCAGAACCCAGCCGCAGCGGGTTCCACCGACCTGGATTCCCTGCGTCAGGCCAAGGGTAAGCTGATTCGCAAGGCCCTCGGCGGCGTTGTTCTGTTCGCCCCCATGACGGTTCCCGTGCCGGAAGTCTTCTTCACGGATGACGCCAAACTGGTGAACTTCCGCAATATGGGCTACTTCTCTCTCGGCTGGCTGCAGAAGTCCTCGGGCATTAACTTCTCCCGTGAGACCGAGCAGTCCGACGTCGAGTCGTTTGGTGCTCAGGAGCCGACCCGCACTGACTTCACTAAAGACGTTACGTCCGCGGCGTTCGTCATGCAAGAAACCTCCAAGGGCTCCCTTGAGTTCTACTACAACGTGGACCTCTCCAAGGCAAAGATTGGAGCCAACTCGGAGCTGTCCTTCACCCAGGACAACATCCCGAAGGCGCGCTACCGCCGTATGCTGTACATCGCCGAGGACTCGTACAACGATCTTCCGATCTACATCATCAAGGTCATGCCGAAGGCTATCGTGTCCGAAGTTCAGGAAAACGCCTGGTCCGCGGATTCCGAGATTTCCTACTCAGTGACCTTGAAGGCTTCCCGTGACGACGAGCTCGACTACGCCGTCAAACACGTGTTCGGTGGTGAGGGCTGGAAAGCCCTGGCTGCTGACATGGGTTTCGTGGTGGGGTAACTGGAGTAACGTCTCCCCCGGTTATCCCACCAGCCGTAACGCCTGGGGCTGCGAACGTTTTACGCGTGACCAGCCCCAACGCTGTTACATCCCAGAATGCGGTCACGTCACCGTAAATCATACCTTTAGGAGATACCCAAATTGGCTTACACCCCACAGGAGTGGAAAGACAACTCAACCCAACACCCCGCCTCAGCCGCGCGCTTCACTCATATGGAGCAGGGCATCAGCGGCGCACACACCCTGGCGCAGGCCGCCGCGGAATCCGTCACCGGCGTGCAGGCCAAGCAGGCCGAACTGGACAAGAAGATCGAGGGCATCGCGGCCCCCGCTAAGCCTACCGCGGAGGACATCGCTCCCGCTGTGCGCAGCTACCTGGAGGACAACCCGGTCGCCGTCCAGGAGGACTCTCTTTCCGCAGCGGTAACCAAGGCCGTGCAGGAGCGGATTTCGCATCTGCCACCAGCTGAACTCCCAGCTGACTTCAACACCACGGTCGAAAACCTGGTCAAAGCTGAACTGGCTAAGGCAGCCCCGACTCCTTCAGGAGACGGTACCCCAGCGGCCCCTGTCGACGAGGCGAAGATTCGTGAAATCGTCGACGCCGCCATCAAATCGAAACTGGCCGAAGGCGACGGTGCCGCACCGACCGGTGACGCTCCGTCGGAAGACCCATTCCGCTGGTTTAATGCTGGTCAGCGCTATTGGTGTCCTGTCACCTACTGGTGGGCCGACCAACGCCAGCCCGGTTCTAAGTGGGACTATATCTTCGGCAACCTCGATATTATTGGCTTCGTCATCATCAACCCTCGGAGCGGATTCGGAGATAAGGTCGAACCAGACTTCACCGACCTGACGACTCAGCTGAAGAACAAGAACGTGCCTGGCGTAGGCTACGTGCGCACCATCAAGGGCACCAAGTCCGTTGACGATGTCCTAGCGGAGATTCGCAAGTATCAGGAAGCATACAAGCTTGAGGGTGTTTTCCTGGACGAGATGATTAACGGCTGGGCCCCGTCTGAGGTTGCCCTGATCGACCAGTACAAGGACTTGTACAAGAAGATCAAAGCCGAGTTCGGTAAAGGCTTCCTGGTTGTCGGCAACCCCGGAACCAACACCAAGCCGGAAATCTTGGAGTGCGCCGACATTATCATGTCGTTCGAGAAGGCCGCCTCCGCGTACCTGGATGACGCCGCCGCACCGGTAACCCCCGACCACTACCGCGCGGAATCGCCTCTGCGTTTCATTCACACAATCCACAACCTGGAGTCCGTGGACCAGATGCGCAAGGTGCTAGAGAAAGCCGACAAGAGCAACGTCGGCTTCTTCTACGCGACCGACGACACTTTCAGCGGCGTTGAGGGCAGCGAAAACCAGGACAACAACCCTTGGGATTCCGTGCCTAGCGAGAAGTACCGCGCCATGCAGTTCCGCTGGTGCCGCCGCCAAGAGGAACCAGTTGAGCAGGTCATCGCCACCGGCGACCCTGGCGCCATCTGGGTACATGACTCGGCTCTCGGCGAGGTTGTTGGTGGGGATATTACCGCAAACCTGCAGAAGGCTGTAAACGCCCCCAACATCCACACCATCAAGATTCCATCCGGCAAGCACAAGATCAAGACCGTTACGATGGACAAGATCGCCGGGAAGAAGATTATTGGTGCAGGCCGCAACCTGACGCAGCTGGACTATGACAAGTCGGCAACGCAGGTTCCGTTCCTTGTGACCTCCGGCTCCAACAGCCACCGCTCCACCCTGCAGGGCTTTGCGGTCAACATGGACTGGAAGAGCGGAGACCCGGAGCGCAACGTATTCCAGGTGTCGAACGCCATGCTGATGGACTACATTGATCTGCTGATCACCAACGCGGGAGCTAACGGCATCCTGCACCAGTCCGCAGCGGTTAAAGACAACCCGAAGGGGTTGGACGGCTCCAGCATCCGTTTCCGTGACGTCGATATTGACGGGGCTGGCCTTGCTGACAAGACCACTGGTTTTGGTATCCAACTGAAGGGCAACGTCAACGATGTTTCCATGTTCGGTCTGCGCATCAAAGGCGTGAAGGGCGGAATGGGTGTCGGCGGTGTGTTTGACGCCGCAGCAGGAGCTGGTCCAAGTCGTGTCAGCATCGAAGGCTCATCCATCGGCACGGCTGAATCCACCACGGCTTTCGAACCGATCGGTTTCACGAAGGGCTGCGACAACATCATTGTCCGCGGCAATCACCTGTGGTCGTTCGACAACGGCACCTCCCTCTCGGGAAGCGGATGCCTGTTCGAAGGCAACACCGTGTACCAGGGGTGGAACTTCGGTGTGTCGGTTGGCTCCGACGACGCGGATTTCCAGGCTGCCGTCGGTACCCGTGTCATCGGCAACCTGTTCTACGACCTTGCGCTGGAGAACGAGAAGCGGCCCGACCGGGGCACCTTCGAGTACGCGGTGGTGCGTTTCGCAAAGGCCAAGCGCTGCGTTGTGGCCAACAACGTTTACTCTGGTCGAGCGAAGATTCTCCACCACTTCATCAAGGTTCAAGGACAAAACCACGGCTTCAACCAGGTTTACGGCAACGCCGTCGACCGTGAGGATTTCCTCAAGGAACCATTCAAGGGCCAGGTTGAAACCGACCAGGTGCAGGAGTGGAAAACCTCTGTTCCGCTGACCGGGTAGAATAAGAGCAGAATCGGGTTGAGGAGGACCATGAGTTTAGAGAAGCGAGTCGAAGCGCTGGAGGCTGCCGCACGCCCTGACGAGGGTTGGTCCCTGTCCGACTTCCGGGCCGACGTGTCCGAAGTCATTGGTGACAAGCGCGACCTCATTAAAGCCTTAGAGCGCATTGGTTCCATCTCCGAGCAAAAGGTTCTCCTCGACCAGGTGATCAAGGCCCAGAGCCAAGAGGTGGACCGTCTCATCCAGGATGCTCAGCGCAGGGATGAGGCGAGTCGCGCCTTCACATCAATCATGGACTGGTGGGACCAAAACTACCGGATTATTGTTGACGCCAAGGAGTCCCTGGCGTTGAACAAGCAGATCGTCGACGCGGCCAACAACGCGACAACCAGTATTGATGCGTCCGCACGTTCTGCTCGTCAAGCTTCGGAAAACTTTGAGCGAGCCACCGCGCAGAAGATGCGCGACTTCGGTAACACTTTTGAAGCCGCGAAACGCGACCTGGCTAATACAGCGACCACGGCTTCCCGCAACCTCGCGGACTCGGAGAAGAAAGTCGCGGCAGCGGTCGAAGCAGCAAAGAAGGCAGCTACGGAGGCCGCGGCAGCTGAGATACGCAAAACAGACGGCAATCTGGCGGAGATGAAGCGCATCCAAGACCGGGTTAATGCCGCCGTCAACGCCGCCGCACAAACCCTTACCAATGAGGTCAAAAAAGTTTTTGTTAATCCGCCGGAGGGGTATAAGACCCTCGGCGACGTGAAAGCCCGCGTCGAGGAGGCAAAGAAGGCAGCCAGCGACGCGCGTGCCGTGGCGGATGCCGCCATGCCGAAAAACATGGTGTCAGCAGCCGTAACCGACAACACAGCGGCACAGCGCTACGCTGGAGGCCGTTTGCGGGTTGGGGATGCTTCCGAGCCGGATGACGCCGTCAACAAGCGTCAGATGGAAATGATCATCAACGGCTTTAACGCCAAGGACGCGGACCTTGAGCGCAAAATCCAGGAAGCCAAGCAGGGGCAGCAGCAGGTCCGGCAGGACCAAACCATCAACGGTGTCCGGTTCATGCGCCGCGGAGACCTAGTGTTCGTGACAACCGTGTCTAATAGCGTCAAAACTTCAGACCTAGAGGGGATCAACACTCCGCAGTGGGCCCGTCCGATGGCGGACGTGCACGTTCATGCGGCTTGGGTGTGGGAAGCCTACGGAGGAGGAAGAGTGGCTTCTGGGGGCTGGGTTAACATTGGAACAGGAGGCCGAATCACCGGTTCGGTCTCGGAATACACCTACCGCGGGATCGAGTTTTCCGCGGCCTACATTGCAGCATAGGAGACGTAAATGGCTGTATCTTTCGAAAGCCTCGCACAAGAGGCGGAGCGCCGAGTAAAGCGTTCACGAGTCAAAACCCGCGAACCGTATGTGCTCACATTGAGCGACGGCACCGAAATCAAAATACCCTACCCGGACGGTATCAAGGTCGCCCTATCGATGGAAAACCCGGAGGCCAGCCCGACGGTGATGCTCCGCAACTTCATGGCGGACGACCAGGCCGGTTACCGCCGCCTCATGGAGGAAATCAACTCCACTCACCAACAGTTTGAGTTTTTCGCAGCCCTCACTGAAGACATGTGGAACTTCTGGGGTGTTGAGGGTGGTTTGGGAAAATCCGAGCAATCTCGGACCTAGTTGACAAGTACGCCAACGAACTGCTCCATGATTTCCGTGTCTACTACGGAGCGGATTTAGTTGACTACATCCCCCCACTCAGCAGCTTCGACATACTGTATTCGCTGATTCTGCAGCTTCCGGCCCACCTGAAATTCAAGACGGCAATCACCAGTGACGAGGATGAGGCCAGGAAGTACGCAGCCAGCTTGTCCGAGCTGGACCTGAAGCGGATGCTGGAGGACGACAGGGACGCCGCTGTCGGAGAAGTGTCCCCGGAGGGTTGGACCCACGAGATCGAGATGTTGACGCAGATTGCTGACAGCATCGATGCCCTCCGATTCACGATTGTCGGGATGCTGTCGAAGAAGAGCGACAGTAGAAAGTTCGAGCGGAGAAACAGACCAATTACCGCCAGGGAGCGGATGGTTAAAGAGAGGCTTGACTCCTTCGAGGAGAAGAAAGCCCACGGCCTCCTTGAACAGATGGGGTTTTAGATTAAAGACCGTCTTACGACGGTCTTTTTGCTTTTTAAAGGAGAACACATGGCTTTTGTCGTGGGTGAAGGTGCCGTCCGCATCTTTCCCAATGCTAAGCATTTTCACACAGAGCTGCGCGCTATCATGGCAAAAGCCAAGAAAGAAGCCAGCCAACTAGAAGTCGAACTACAGGTCGACGACCGCGAGCTTACCCTTGCGGAGAAGCGCATCGACCGGATGGACGGTCGCAAGGTTAACATCGACGTCCACCTCAACACAAACGAGGCATGGGCCGAGTACGCCCAGCTCGTCGCAGACATTGAGCGGACGCCGATCTTCGTCGACGTCGACGTGGATGAGGGCTCGCTGCGCGACGCGCGCCGCGACGTGGAGAAACTGCGGGAGGAGAACGACCGCATTCACATGTACGTGGATGTGGACCGAAACTGGGCCGACGATGAGCTCAAGGATTTCAAAGCCAAGCACGATGACACCGAGCTTGTCTACAAGCTGGTTGTCGACGCCCCGACGAAGTCACCACTAGAACAAATCGTCTCCGCGCCGAAGATTCAGCTACCAGACCCGAAGAAGTTAGAGTCCGAGTGGAACGCCCTCAACTTCGTTCCGAAGCTGCTCAAACTCATGGACGACCAGTTTGAGGCTGGTATCCGACGCATCTACGACCCCTACGTTAACTTCACGGTGAAGCTGGGACGTCTCATGCGCAAGCCTTTCGATGACCTCGGCAGCGCAATTAGCGGATCGAACAGCTTCAACGATCTTTTCGCCAAAGGCGCTCAGAAGATGTCACAAAGCGCGGCTCGGATTCGCTCGGCCGTTGCTTCGGCAGCCGAATCCTTCGACCCTCTCATCAACGGGGTTCGCCGAGTCCATGCGGCCATGCACGACATGCGGATGCGTAGCCTCCTGGAGTTCCAGTCGTTCCAGCGCGGAGCCATAGAGGCTGGGGCCCGGTTCCAAATCTTCTTTACCAACAAGCTTATCGATGCTAGGGATAAGGTCCAAGAGTTCGGCTCCGCCATGAAAAACTTCGGCCTCAACCAGGTCGAAAAGGCCGTGTCCTCCTTGTCTGCGCACTTCATTAACTTGCGTAACGTCATGCAGGGGGCCATCGCGAACCTCAACCCTCTCAAGTCATTGCGCTTGGCCGGTATTGACGTTGATGCTTTGATTCCGCGTAACTTCCCGGCAGCTCTTGCTAGACAGCTGCAGCTGGGGTACTTCTATGCCATCGATACCCTTGGCGATAAGGTGCGCCCCGCGATAACCAAACTCAGCGGAATTGGCCACCGCATGGCCAGCACAATCTCCCGCGGACTCGTGGATTCCCCTGTGTGGAACAATGTCTCTAACGCCATGTACCGCATCGGCAACACCCGCATCGCGCGCGGCCTGCAGCGCGGTCTAGCGTCGGCTCGCGGCGTGGCCACCGGCCTTGGCAACAAGATTTCCGAAACTCTCCTCCCTGGTCTCAACCGCGCTGGCCGCGGGTTCGCTCGTTTCCTTGGTAACTCTAACGTCCTGTTCAGGTCACTGCGTGCAGGATTCGGTCGTGCCGGGGCCTACGTTTTAGGTTTCAGCCAGATCGCGCTGGGTGCGTTCTCCAAGGTCGCGCAGATGATCGGGGCAACCCTGCTTCCTGCCGTGGTTGCCTTGGGTGCTGGCCTCGCCGCCCTCGGCGGACAGGCTGTGATCGGCGGCGTGCTAGCTATCGGTGGTGCGCTCGTGAGCGTCGCACAAGGTGCGGCGCTGGCCACACCGGCTCTCATTGGTATGGCCGGAATCAGCTTTGCCGTCCTTAAGGTTGGCTTAAAAGATGTTAAGGCGGGCATAAGCGCCGCCTTCAACACCGAGTCCGCTGAGGAGTTCGAGAAGGCCATTCAAGGCATGGCGCCGTCGGTACAGAACGTGGCGCGTAGCCTGCGTGAAGTCTCTCCGGCCTGGCGTGAACTGAAGAAGCTCACTCAGGAGCGGTTGCTAGACAACCTTGGCCCCTCTATCCGGGAAGCGTTCCAAAACGTCATCCCTGAGTTTGGTGCCGGGATGCTGAACATCGCCACCCACTGGAACTCTGCCCTGAAGCTCGCTTTCGCCGAGATTGCTTCCCCCGCAGCCAAGTCCGGAGTGGCGGAGATTGTACGCGGCGCTAGCGAAATGGCGGCGGCGATGCGGCCAGTCCTGGCAAACATGATCGCGGCATTTGGTTCACTTGCGGAGCAGGGTGCCAAGTTCATGGGTCCGCTTGGCCAGTACTTCGCGGACGCTTCCCAGCGTTTCCGCGAGTGGGCTGAAAGTTTGAAGGAGGTAGACCCCACTACGGGCATGTCCCGCTTCGACGAGATGATCCAGTCCGCGATTCGCAACGCTGGCTACCTGAAAGACATCCTCGGTGGTGTTTTCGGAACACTAGGCAATATTCTTCACGCTGGCCAGGAAGGCGGAGGTGGGATGCTCGCCGGTATGGCGGCAGCCGCACAACAGCTTAAGGCAGCCACCGACGAGGGTACGCAGGGTTACGCGCAGCTCCTGAGCTTCATGCAGTCTGCTACGGCAGCGGCATCGCAGCTTGGACAGGTTCTTGGTCCTGTATTGTCGATTGTGACGACGGTCGGCGGCACTCTCGCTGACTTCGCCGCGGGTGCTATTCCCGGTCTTGCAGCTGCACTCGGCGGTCTCGCTGAGGGTTTGCAGCCTGTGAGGGACGTCGCGGACAGCGTTGGCCGCGCCTTTGGTGACATGCTGGCAAGCTTCGCACCTGCGCTCTCTGCGCTTGGCGCGGCTGTAGCTCCGCTGATTGAAGGCTTGGTCAACGGCCTGTCCCTGGCTGGCCAAGGCTTGACGCAGGCTCTCACCCCCATCATCGAGTCGCTTGGCCCCGCAATGGAAGCTATGAAACCTGTATTCGAGGCGGTCGGTAATGCCCTCGGCCAAATCTTCGTCGCCATGTCGCCGATCATCGCGTCGACGGTGAACACCCTCACCCAGATCATGCCTGTGGTGACAACGGTGTTTGACCTGATTGGCCAGATTGGCGCCAAGATTCTTGAAGTTTTGGCCCCGCTGTTCACCGGCCATGATTCTGTGATCGTGCAGCTGGTCAACGCCCTACAGCCGCTGGCGGAAATCCTGGGTAACGCGATCCTCAACATCCTGAACGCGCTGGCCCCGGTCATGCCGGTGATTTCAGACGGCCTTGGGCAAATCCTGGGAGCAGTGATACCGCTCCTGGACCCGATTGGTCGACTCATTGGTCTTATCGGACAGGCCCTGGTTGAGGCAATTAACTGGGTCGTTCCGATGATTCCTCCACTAGTGAGCATGATTGTGTCGATTGCTAACGCAGCTTCGGCGATCCTCGTTCCGGCTATGAACTTCCTTGTCGATGTAATCAAGGCCGCCTGGGACATCATCTCCGCAGTAATCGGGTTCGCAATCCGCAACGTCATCGCACCGGTGTTCGACTTCATGGATTGGTCTTTCCATAAACTCGCGGACGCCATCGGCTGGGTCGTCAACAACCTCGTTGTCCCCTACTTCAACTTCCTTGGCGACTCGCTACGCAAAACCGGCGACGGCTTCCGTTGGGTTGTTGACCATATTTTCCAGCCAGCCATCGACTGGCTGAAAGACATCTTCAAGGCTGGCGTCGACGGCATCAAGAACCACTGGAACCTGTTGAAGAAAATCTTCGCCGACCCGGTTCGTGCGTTCATCGACATTGTTGTGAACAAGGGCATTGTCGGAACGTGGAACCACATCAACGACAAATTCCTTGGCGGTAAACTCGGAAACCTGGCGCCAGTGCCAGCCGTGGATGAGATGCGCTTCGCAACGGGTGGTGTGATGCCTGGCTACAGCCCAGGACGCGACCCGCACAAATTCTGGAGCCCAACCGGCGGCAGCCTTGCTCTGTCCGGCGGCGAGGCTATCATGCGTCCCGAATGGACCAAGGCTGTTGGTGGCCCCGCTGCCGTCGAGGCCATGAACAATGTGGCCCGCAAACAGGGTGTTAAAGGCGTTCAGCGGATGCTCGGCGAGGGTGCAGCCTACGCCAACGGCGGTGTTGTCGACCTTGACGGTCGGATCGCTGCCTTGTTCGAAGCCCTTAAGCCTGAGCATGGTAAACCCTATCAATACGGCGGCGACGGCAATCCCTCGTGGGACTGCTCTGGTATTTGGTCTGGCGTGGTTAACTTCCTCAACGGCCGAGACCTCCGCGCAGGCCGCCTGTTCAGCACCGAATCCGCGTTCGAACAGTTCGGTTTCAAGCCCGGCCTTGATGGTCGCGTCACCATTGGTATTATGCGTGGTGGCGGTGGCCCCAACTCACACATGGCCGGAACCATCGACGGCGTCAACATCGAGTCCGCTGGTGACCACGGCGTGCAGATTGGCGGCGGCGCTCGCGGCTCCGACAACCCCCTGTTCAGCCTTCACTACACCCTGGCCGACTACCTCGGCGAGTTCATCTCCGGTGGGAATGGCGGCAACGGCGGCGGGTTTTGGTCCCCCCTTGTCAAAACGAACAACGCAGCCCATT